TTATTTAGAATCAATTTAAATTAAGCTATGCAGCTCAAATATGTACAACAAATTTAGTATGTTTGTGTTATATATATAGCGAGGATAGCTTTATAGTCCTAAACTTGTATTTAACCAATACTTGGATCAGATACCCTAATTCCGTAGAAATTGCAGCAGTATTATCCTTTATAGCTTTCGATGGCCCCACTGCTATTCAACCTACCGAGATTTCTTTTTTTATTTAAAGCTATTGGAGGGGCCAAGTAACTCTTCTAAGTTCGCCCTCTGGTGGAGGGCTCAGTTCATTATCTGCTGAATTCATTAGATTGGACTATTGCTTACATCGCGATTTCGTTTTACGTTGAATTCATCGTTTTGTGTTATTGCTTAATAGCGATTTTCGTTTTACGTGTTTGCGCTCGCTATCGCTCGCTTTCGGTTTCTTAAGATAGGGCAAAATAAGGGCCCGTTTAAGGGCCCGTTTAATAATTAATAAATTTTTAAGTATTGTTTAACTCTGCTGAGCTTGTTTTTACTGGGTCTCAGCTTGTTAAATTTTTTGTACTTCTTCAAGTTGGCCGTTGATATAATAAATTTTATCTCCTACTTGGATATAATTTGCATAATTTTCTGGGTCTTCATGTACTGGATATTCAGTGTAAAAAATATCTGGATATTCTATTTTATCATCTGTTTCTTTTAAGTACTGTTTTAAAGTTTTTTTATACTTAAAGTTTATTCCGTGTTGCTCTAGATTGTACCCTTCATTTAATCCTTCGCTTGTGATATAATCTATATCATAAAAAATTTTTGCTTTCATTGTAGTTTGTTTTTGGGTCTAGTGTTAATTCTGTTTTTGTTATTTCTTCTGTATCGTGTACCATGTAAAAAATATCATTAATTCTATGGCCTTGTTTAGAAATTATATTCTCTATCTCTGACTCTGTTAATTCGATATTTGTTTTTATCTGGTGCACTTCAGCTGTTGAATAGTTTAATATTGTTATTATCATAGTTTAAATATTTAAGTCTGCTTTTTCTTCTTCTTTGCATGGTTCACAAATTTCATTGTCATTTATTGTTAAGGCTTCACAAATTACACAATAATTGTGTGCTTCTGTTGTTGGGTTTCCGTAGTCTAAGTAACTCATATTTGAAAAATTAGTTTGTTATAAAATTTAGTTTCTATCTGGTCGGCTTTATATTCTAGGGCTGCTATTTTATAATGATTTGCTTTGTCTCCTTTTAAATATTCTTTTCTTATTTCTGCCCTTAATTTATATACTTCTTTCATTCTTGTTTTTTTATGGGCCCTTATTCGGGCCCGTTGTTATTATCTTTTTGTTCTTCATTCAATAGCCTTAAAATTAAATTTATGATTTCGATTTTTCCAACGGTGAATAATCTATTTTCGCGCGTTGTTATCGGGTTATAATTTTCGGGCTCTTCATACTTTCCGAACTCGTTTAAGCATTGTTTTTTGATTTCTTCAAGTACCTTTATAAATTCTACTTTCATTTAATACACTTCTTTTATATCTGCTGCAAATCCTACTTTAAAGTATTTATCTTCGTTTAAGTCTTTAAACAGCTGTTTGTAGATTTTTGTTTTCTCTGGCGCTCTGTAAAATTTTTGAGCTACAATTTTCGGCTTCTGGTCTTCTACGCTCTGAGCGAAAAAATACCATAATTGAACTGGTCTAACTCTCATCTTTAAAGTCAAAATTTCTAATTGTGCACCAAATAACCGCTTGAAATTCATAGCCTTTTAGATTATATTCTTGCGCGGTTTCTATTGTTAATTTTCTGAGCTCCTCGTATTGTGCTGCTGTTGGTTTGTCGGCCTTGTCAATTAGCTTTGTTTTATTGAATAAGGCGCGCAAGTGCCAAACGTCAATCGTCACAAAATCAGAATTAAAAAAACATATATTTTGATAAAATGAAAATATCTTTTTATTTGTTGGCTTAGGTCTTAATGGCTGGGTGCCGTTTAAGATATTAAAAGCTTGTATTTTCATTCTGTCGTAAGTAGCCGTTTTTACATCATCTGAACCTTTGCCTTCCTTATGGGCTTTTATTACTGTTGCTGCGTCTTGTAGGTTTCTGTACCACTTATTGCGCGGGCTTAGTACACTTATAACGCTAGCAGCTTGTTCAAGTGTTACGTTAAACTCTCGGCTTAGCTTCTCGGCTTCTAAATTAGCGGTATTGTACCAGTTCATCCCTTCGCGAATATCTCGAGCTGTTGAGGCCTCGTAAAAATCTCTTAAGTTTTGTTTCATTTTTTCCTTGTAATACTTACTAAAAATAGGTTTTTGTTTCTTTGTTTTCATTTAATTTGATTTATGGGCCCTTAATCGGGCCCGTTGATACTTGTTTTTATTCTCCAAATAATTTAATATAGTTAATTTTCATAGCAACTCTATCGATGACTTCGGCTTGTTTTTTAAGACTTATAGTGCCGTTATTAATGGCTACTGTTGTAATATATTGACCTCCGTTTATTCCAACTCTTAAATTTCCGCTTTCAGCGTTAATTAATCCTAACGTTGGGCTTAATGATATTGTTTGACCGTCAATATTAAAATACTTGTCAGCGTCTTCTCTTATTGATTTTTCGATTAATTTTTGAAGCGCTAGTGTTTGTATTGTTGTCATAATTTACTTTTTTGTGGGCCCTTATTCGGGCCCGTTGATACTTGTTTTAAAGTTTGTCTACAAATGATATTGTTAGTGATTTTGTAGTGAATTGATTTAATAACTGTCGTTCAATTTCTTTTTTAGGTAGCCTAAATTTTAACATCATTTTAATTAAGTCTTGTTTTCTCATTTCTAAAAATAATCCCGTACTAGTGACCCAGAAATTGTATTCAAAACTATCTATTATTTTTGCGCATGGATTGTGAAAAACTAATTCGGTTATAGTATTAAATTCGTCTTCTTCTGTTGGTCGTTTTGTCATAATAGACTCTACTTTTGAATAATAACCTTTTGTAATTTTGCTGTAAAAATCAGATTGAAAATGATTATTCAATGTATGATTTTTGCGGACTTGTTGTATTAGCATTTTAAATGGTTTTTATGGGGCCTTTCGGCCCCGTTGATACTTGTTTTTATTTTTGCTTGTAGTATATTAAGTCGTTGTTTTCTATAAACTCTATGGCCTCGTTAACATTAGCAAAACCAATATATTCAAGTCCTACTATACTATAATTCTGTGTGATATAATACTCTACACCGAAAGGTAGTGTTTTGTTTTTCTTGTTGATAAAAATATAATCTGTTGCTTTGCTGTTTATAGATTTTTGTTTTTTCATAATATTTAATTTGTGGGCCCTTAAACGGGCCCGTTTATACTTGTTTTAACTGTTTACTTTTTGCTCTTGTCGTTGGGCGTAGTAGAGGTCTTGAAGCATGTTCTCAACTCTAAAACGTTGGAATTTAATTTTTTGGTTGTTGCTTTCTCTCATTTCAGTTTCTAAAACTTCAAGCTTTGCGATAAAATAATTTAGATTTTTCATGATTAATAAATTTGTTATACTTTGTTTTTGTTTTACTCTTCAAATATGAGATTAATAAAAACATTTTTACAATATTATCGATGAAATGCACAAATAATCGATGAACTGCACACCCTATTTTGTAACTGCTTGAAAATCAGAACATAAAAAAAAGTGCAAAAAAACTTGCATAATCCAAATTTTTTTTTGCTGGCACTTCTCAGATTTTTAATGCTAGGATACCTTGAACGTTATAAAGTGCTCTTAAAACGTCTTAAAATCGTTTTTAGCCTAAAATGAAAAAAAAATCATTTTTTTCTTGCGTATATGAAAAATAAAAAATAGTATTGTATCAGTATTAACAAACAAAGTAAAAAATGAATACAAAATTTAAAATTGGTGACCGCATAGAAATTAACTACTGGAGCCATAAGACAAAGGGTACAATTAAAGAAATAAAAAATAAGCGTATCGGGATACTTAAAGACAGCACAACGACTGGCGTTTTAACTTATTTCAGTTTAAGAAAAAATAATGATTTCATCGAGGTTGGATATTTAATGTATGATTTCGGCGGACAATTTCAAAACAAATAAAATTAACGGGCCCTTAATCGGGCCCTTAAAAAATCGAGTTCGGCCATAGGGCCGAGGCCCGCCAGCGGGCCAAGCTACCAGCCCCACTTGTTAAACAGCCCCACTTGTTAAAGATAGCCCCACTTGTTAAACAGCCCCACTTGTTAAAGATGGGGTTACTTATTAAACATAAATCAAATAATTATGAATTGTGAATTCTGCAATAAACTAATGAAAAAAGAAGACTATGAATTCTGTGATATTTGTCCAGAGTGCTTAGACGAAAATGGTTATTAAAGCTAGCCCCACTTGTTAAACACATTATCGGATCACATAAGTTCCAGAACTTCGACCCTTTATTAAGTACATTATTCCGTAACGGATCGCATCACAAAAGTGATTGTGTAAATCTCTAGGAGCTGTTCCAGTTTCTTTCCAAGTATAGTTATTAAACTCTTTCATTATGTTGTGAGAGTTGTGCTCCACAATGATTTGGTATCCTTGCATAAGTGCAATACCACTAAGAACAGAACCTTTGTATTTTCTGGTAGGTTTTATATTCAAGTCCATCTTTGAGAGTTCTGCCAATAATCGGCCCTCAGAATTATCTGCAATGATTAAGTCTAGTCCAGCATGCATACGATTTAGTCTAGCTATCTCGTTGGTGCTGAGCCCCACCTCGCTATAACATTCTCTAACCCATAACTTTTTACTATCTGGATCTATCGAGATTTGACAAAGAACCGTAGGGTCTACCGAAAACCCCCAGTCTTGGCAGTAGCAAGTTAGTTCTTGCTGCTCGTATCGACCTACCTTCCAATTCTTAATAATTGTACCCTCAGCCTTGCTTAGCCATCCTCCCATGATCTGGTGCAGATATTCGTCTGGTCTCTGCCTTTTCATGGTTTGTATTTGCTCCTTAAACGAGTCGGATAAGTTATCCTTGTTGTCCTCCCAAGTCGTGTGTATGAATGTTACATCGTCTTGAACACCATTGAAACCATCTGGAACACCACTAGGCTCTAGCCATCTTTGGTACACCCAGTGTGCCTTTGTTGTAGGGTTCATTATTAGGATACATCTGTTCTGAACATCTGTAGACCTAATAGAGAAGTCTATCTTATCAAATGTCTTTGGGTCAATAAGTTCTTCTGCCTCATCCAGAACAAAAGTGGATACTTGTGAGAGTGATTTAAGTGCAGCTGTTTGGTTTCCACTAGAGGTTCTAATACCCTTGAAGTAAATCTCAGACTTTGTTTTTAGATTAATGATCGAATCCTTAGTTATCCTAAAAATATCCTCATAGCCCATCATTTCTATCTTCTCAATGAATTCTGGAATGATAGACGTGGCTGCACTGACTAGGGTGTACCTAGTAAACAAAATCTTATGGTTTTCTTGGAATGTTAGGTTGAGTAGAAATACAGCAACAGAAAAACTCTTACCAGATCCTCTACCTCCAGTGACTAAAAAATACCTTGTATCATTATTGAATAAAGGCTTGTACTTGTCAATCAGTGCTATCTGCTTCCTCTTCATCTACTTCTTCTGCGCTTATATCTATAAATTTTTCCTCAGAGGCTCCGCTGTCAGTACTAATAAAATTAATGATAGGTGCTTTCATTTGGTCACCCTCTTGCTCATTAGAGGAGTCTGTAGGCTTGCCATATGCATGGTCAAATATTAGTTTACGATCATTAAAACTATCCTTGGCTTGCTCAGCAACATGTTCCCATGCAGCAGCCTCACTTCCAAAGACAGACTTTAATGCGTTGACCGCATATATGGATGACCTTTTCTTTTTAGCTGAATTAAGTTGAGCTGGGCTCTTTGTGAGCCCACCCCTTGACTCTACCTTAGAAGGTAATTTCTTGTTATGCTTTCTTCCATCAGTGGTCTTAATGCCACTGGATTTATTTCTCTTGGGTCTTGGCATGATGCTTTTCGTATACTGTTTTATAAATGTTAGCAATCTCTATTTGTACATCATTAGATGTATACTTATACTCTGAAAACTTCTCCTCCCCATTATGATATACCTCAATTCTATACAAGTCTCTTTCTTTATAAAACTTACCTACCTTATCCGCATACCTAGTACAACACACCTTAAAATTATTCCTCAAGCACCACTGCATTTCTTTATGTGGAGCTCGATCTGGGTGTTTGTATATTGACCTCTTCTTCTTAGGCATTCACAAACAAATCCTTTGTTTGTTTGTAGGCTCTTATTCTAGCATGAACTTGTTCCATTTCTAAGTCATCTAACTCTTTAGTTAACAAGGAAATCTGATTTGTGTTTTTAAGTAGTCTATTATACTTCTCTAATAAACTATAATACTTTACAATATAAGAGGTCTTATTATCGTTGTCGAATTGTAGGTTTAACACCTTCTCAACTTGAACACAAATCTGAGGGAATATCCTATTGTATAGCATTCTATACTTTTCCTCTTTCATGATCCACTGCGTGATATTATCTCTGTAGTGAATTATTGTAGCATGGTCTCTATTAATGACAGAACCAATAGTATTTAATGACAAGTTCAAATCATACTCATCACTCACATCCATAGCAATTTTCGTGTACAATGCTCTTAGATTTACAACGTCTCTTTTTCTGGTCTTAACAGCAATGTCTTTTTGATTATGCTTATCCAGTCTGTTCTTTATTTCCCTCAAGATATCCTTCATATACTTCGATTAATAGTTCTTTAAATATTTTATTTGATGTTTCCATGGTTAATAATGCGTTTGGACTAGATGCTATTGCACTCTCCAGCTTTGTTGATATCATCTCAATGGCTAGGTTCATACCCTCGCATATCTCATAATCTTCCTTATCCTCATAATGTTCTAGTATCTCTACTAACGGAGTTGTGTCGGTGTTTAACATCCAAGAAAAAAGAGTTAAGGTGTACGAGGCTATAACCCGATCATCCTTCTCCGCCTTCATTAATTCCTTAAGTCTCATCTATAGTATTCCTTTAATTACGTATGGCTCCTTAATTGCTGGGTAGCCATTCTCCCAGATCACCTTATCCTTATACTCTGTTATCGCAGTCTCTAGCATTTCTTCTCCAGAGAAAAGGAATTCGTCACTGCACTCAAATATTCCAACATCTAGCGTGTTCTTATTGACTACTAAAAACCAGAACCGATCAATTCCAAATATCTCCTTGTACAGATATGCTTGCAAGGCATAACTAAAGTTCCTAGCAGCTGACTTAAATTTCTTTACAGACATAGAGGTTGTTTTTAGGTCAACTATCATATTGCCAAACAAGTCAATAGCATCTGCTTTTGCTCTAAACGCAATACCCTCTATCATCTTAATCTCTGGTATCTCGTACTGACAATCTGTTATTAGATGACTGGCCTCGCTGTTGTGAACAGCATCGTGACATCTCATGGCTAAGTTGTACTCATCCATTGTGTACACATTATAGTAGCCATGCTCCTCAACAGCCTCAGTAAATGTTTTAGTCTTTCTGCCCTTTACATTTACAATGTGTAGGTCATTCATTTTGCTTGGCTCTAGTATAGCCAAGTGCACTAAACGACCCTCCCTAAAAGCAGAGGTATCTGTTTTCTGGCTAAGGCTTTCTATGTACTCATTAGCACTAGCCATTAGTGGCTTACATGCTGATGATGATAATGCTCTAGTACCTAACACCTCATAATAAAAGGCATCACTTTCCATCTCTTTAACTATGTCCTTGTGGGCCCACTCTGAGCCATCAAGAAGTTTTATTGGTTCTCTCTCCATATCTTGTAGCAAACACTCACACGCTCTCCCTCCATTGGGAAGTTCTCTATGATATCTGGGTCAAGGACACAACGAGACATAAAGTCTCGCTGATCCTCTTCACCGAATTTAGGAAACGGGATTGGCATGGTTGTTAGTTTATATTATGTTTAACACTGCTATTAGCTTGATAAATAAATAAAAGAAAGTCATTCCAGCTATAGACCCACAGCATATAGCTAGGGACAAACTAAAAACACCTTCTACTTGTTTTGGTTGTTGGTCAACCTTGATACCTCTAATTGGTTCTTCCATGATTACTAATTTTAATTGTTACTTGTTAAATCGATTACATACTGCCTTAGCGACTTTAGTGTACCATCAATGTTTTTCATTGGGCTCCTCTTGTTCTGCTCTATAAAAGCATCTAAGATATGTACTAAGCCAGTTATTTGTTTTGGTTCTTTTTTCATATGATCTGGTTATCAGCTCTACCTATAAGGTCTCGCAGAAATTCCTTATCAACAGTGTCTACAATGCACTGCCCGTTAACACACAACTTAAAGTTGTACTTGTCTCCCTTGGTTCCTTCTACTGGAGAAACTTCAATATCATAATTCATATTAACATTTTACATAAAAGTAGTTAAAAAAGCATACCTAAACAAGTTTAGTCGGTAGTTTATAATGGTCTAGGTGTTTAATATTTTCATAGGTAGTTTTAAATACCATATCATTTTTCTCCCACCTTGACCTTGTATATAGTTTGTGGTATTGCCTATTATCGGTAACCACCTCTCCAATAATGTTTTGGTCAATAAACCACAATAAGTCTGTGCGTTTGAATATCTCGAACTCCTCAGAGTCTTTAAAGAACAAAGCAATATAGTATGCCTTACCTAGCATCCAACCCTTATTACCTCCAGTATTTATAATTTCCATCCAGACCTCATCTCTGGTCTTCATGCTCTTAACATCTACACCCCTCTTGCTTTTTCCGATCCAGAAATCAATATGGTCATATCTGTCAATGCTTATTGGGGTTTTCTGAACAACTAAACCCTTCTTCCTCAAATGGAGACAGAACAAATCTTCTACCTCCCTACCTTGTGAAAGAGACTTAGCCATTCTATATGAAGAAACCTTCATCCTACTTGTAGCTTTTCAAGTACCTATTCAAAGCAGTATGGGCTGTTCTTATACAGTTAGAGCAAGAGGTGGGTTGCATCTTAGCACTGAACACATAATTGTATATGTTTAGCAGTGTGATCTGGTCTTCCTTAGTGACTCTGTTTCTACTCTTGGAAATGCTATCCATAACATTAATAAGGTCATTGTACTGCTCCTCACTCAAACACTTAGGTCGAGCATACTTAAAAAGTTTGTTTAGTGTATTCTTTCGCTCCTCACAACCGCAATCTTCTCCCGCAATGAATTCAACAGCTTTCTTAATTCCCGTAGCCTCAGTAACCTTCTCAATGCTATCTCCCAAGCCAGTTGGTGTGGCATCAAAGTTCGCCTTCCATTCCTTGTACTCTTTAGTACGCTTATCCAAGTTTTCATAGTATTCTTGGTCTTTTAAATTATCCATGTTTATCTATATTAAGTTATAATCCTCATTCATAAAATCTTCATAGTCCTCCTTAAATTTATGCTTAAGAATTCCCTTGTTCTTTTTCATACTGTGGAATATACTTGTTAAAGATATTCCAGTGCCCTTAGCAATATCCCTATACGAAAAGTTTGTCTTAAGATACTTCTCAGACAATATCTTGTCATAGCTATGCCAAGTAGACATCTCCTTATTAATCATCTCTATAAGACGTTCAAAGGCCTTATTCTCTTCTTCATTGAATTCATCTTGATGGACAAATACATCACCAAGAACTTCAATATCAATATACTTGTTACCCTCCTTCTTATAATCAAAGAAGAGGTTTCTTAGTGTTAAGTAGATATAAACCCTATTCACACTATTATCATCGTACATAATCTTGTCTGGATTCTTAACATACTTATGTATCTTAAGGTACATGTCTTGTACTATGTCTTCAGCCTCTGATATGTCACACCCCATCCCAATAACCATACTCAACCACATCTCATGATCTTTAGCTAAAATTTCAAGCATCTATATTTATTTACATAATTCCCTCAGCTAGAAGTTTACCTTCATGATATAACTGACAAATGTCTAGCAGTTTTTGGTAGTTCATGTTGACACTCTCCATGTCGTTATGATTTACCTTCTTACCAAGAACAGCAACTATCGCTGAGTCTAAAATTCTTATTTCCTCGTGTTCCATTATAAATAGTCTATTAAAGTTTCTACCTCTATTATTATTCTATTAGTTTCTCCGTATATTTTTTCTACATTATTCATCCTAACAACATTCTGGTCACGCTCCCAAACGATGCCCTCTAAGGCATCGAATAAGGCCTTATTAAGATTATCATGTAGATCTGGCTTTGTAACCTTATACCTTGTATGAAGTCTCTTAGACTTGCTCATGCTCTTAGGATATTCAAAGACATAGTGCAGCTTATTTATTGCTATTGGAGTATCAGCCTTTATAACAGAAAAATGGCTAGGGAGCTGTTCCCTAACCATCTCTTGAATAGTCTGCTTGTAGTCTTTTATTTTTTTAGGCTGATAGGTAAAGCCTCTCTTAGTAACCCTTACGGATTGGTGAGGTACAGCCTTTATATTTAGGTCTAATTTTATCATCCTAAAAAGTCCGTTTTTTTTATAATCTTATCTTTAATATATTCTCCTAAAACATATCTTTTGTTTTGTGCTTTAGGATAATCTTTTATTTCGTATTTTAAATTATCTCTCGCTATTTTCTTAAATCTTTTATTACCACAAAAATAAATGTATCTATGTTTAGAGGTTCTTATCTTCCTAAATTCTTCTATTGCATTTTTATCATAATGTCTGGAATGCTTACCATTCGGCACATACTTATCAGTCCTTTCTTTTGTAGCACCAGTATAAATAAAATTAGTTGCTTGATAAATATAGCCATTATGATTTGCTCCAGTATCTGCATAAGAAACTATTATAAAATCACCTAAACTATTTAAGCACATAGAAAGGAATTTAGATAACATTATATCTTTTAAGCCATCAGCACAAAGCCTATTAAGTTCTAATACTTTTGAACTAAAATCCTTACCACAAACACCTATACACAACTGATTAGAAGCGGGTTTACCGAAAGTGCAAACTGCAACAATATTTCCTTTTTGATAATATCCAAATGCATACATTATATTTGGTATTCTACCAGAATAATGTCGAGGCAAAAGAAAGTCTTTAGCATCTTTATATTTTATTTTACTAAAACCGTTTTCTATAAATAAATTCATATCATCCTAAAAAGTCTCCTAACTTATTTTTTGGCCATATATCATCCACAATATAAGGCAAGTTAAAATCATTTACCTTAAAGCAGAACTTGCTAAAGGGTACACCTCTACTTAACGCACACTCAACAAATATAAGGTCATCATCATCACCCTTACTTAACAACATTAAGGTTTCACACTTTTTCATTAGTGCACTACCTAAGTGACCCGTTGGTTTACTGCTACCATGATTGCTATGTATAACAACCATAATATGTGTGCTTGTTTCCTCCGACCACTTCATTAGCTTAGAAACAACCTTATTAGACTCCTCTATATTATTTACATCGTTAATCATATCAGCAACCCCATCAATAACACAAAGACCAATATCTTCATTGTTGTACAAGGCATACTCTATAATATCACAACGCTCCTCTGGAGTTCTAGGTCTTAGACCAAAGGTCTTATAACAAGCCGATGTTTGTTTAGTCATACTTAATGTTCTCTTAAAAACACGCTGAGCATGAAAATTTCCTTGCTCCGTATCGAAGTGATATAAACACTTATCACCCCTATGCCCCTTTATATCTCCAGTAAACCTATTGCTGTTTGATAGGTATGCAGCTGATAATAAAGTAACTAAAAAAGTCTTTTTATGTTTTGGTGGGCCTTGTATTACAGAAAAATTACCATAAGTTGCTATCGGTGTTGGATAGGTCAAGGTCTCACCATTTGACTTTATATACGTAGACTCTCCCTTGCTTATCGCAACTGGAGGATAATCTACCTCTGTATTTGGATCAATATAAGAGCTGCCTAAGTAGTACTCAGCCAACATCCTACGTTCTTCTCTTTCTGTTTCTTGGTCTAGTCGTAAATTCATAGTAAAAGTTAAAGGGGCCCGAAGGCCCCAACACTCAATTTAATTAAAAGGGCACATCATCTAACATTTCATCCTTCTTTGCGACCTCTTGCGTTTGATTACCGATTTGACTTGACCTACTTAAAGGCTTATCATCAACCCATGTAATCTTTCCTTTTCCAGTCCAGATCCTTTCACTGTCCTTGTCTTTCTGATACCAAGAATTAATATTCTTGCCATACTGATCTTCATCACTATTAAAGGCTACGGTTATTCTCAACCTTTTCTTGCCATTCTTAGTGGTAACGTATTCTGCACTACTAAGTGCATCTACGTCTAAAATTAAAGTGCCTAATGCTGCCATATATATATAATTAAAAAGTTACTTAATTGATTCAATAAAGTCTAAAACCTCTTTCTTGTTAAAACTCATGCCCTTTCTGTCCATTGTATTTACAATGTCCATCGCAGTTTCTCCACTAGAGACAAGTTGTTTTATGCGAGTTTTTACCGCACTACTCAAACCCTCACTCTTGTGGTGCCTACTTGTAGCATCATCATCTCTTGTATCGTCTAACAATAATAGGTTTCCTAGTGCTCGCTTAACAGCATACGTACAAGCCGAACCAGTTCTTTGTGGGTGGCTCATACCAGCTGAGTGATAATCTACGTGAGCAACACCACACGCCTCTATGATTCTAAAACTCATATCAGCCTCTGGGTTTAACATATCAATAGCCTTAACTGTACTAACAATATGCTCACTACCTTTATTACTTACTTTAATACTTTTATCTCTACCTATCTGTATAGGCCCATCATACTCAAAGTTTTCGGCACTCAAGACCTTATCTGTTAAGAATATGAATATTGAGTACTTTAAGCAAAGAGGCTTTAATGCCTCTAATATGTCTTCGGCTTGTCTGTACTTGTAGCCACCAAACTTATTGAAAGCATTCTTTGGGGCTTTTAGATCGTTCTGCAACAAAACCATTCGTTGCAAAAAAGGCAATTTGTTTAATTCTTCTTGTGTCATTTTTTTACTTTTTTATGGATTACTTTTAATGAACGGTCACTCCAAAGATCGAACTTACCGCTCGTTTTTTTAGGATGCCAACCAGTAATTGAGTTTACTTCGTAATTCATCCAATCGTTTTTGTCAGAAGGTTCTTTGTTTTCCGCCATAGTTAATCAATTATTAATATGATATAAATATAGTAATAAAAAAATTATTAACCAAAAAGTCTACAAATTAAGACCAAAGAAATAAACCATTAGGCTTTAGGTCATCAGTATCGAAGTATATGTATTCTTTATTTATAGCAATCCTTCTTACTCCTTGTTCGACAAGAGCTGCTACCAGTTTCATCCTTTTCTTAGACCCAACAATCCTAATCCTTACTGCTTTCCCGATCCTATGAGAGTCTTTGCTAGACATATTGTTTTTGTCGGCATACATTTTAGACACGTATGCTAATTCTATATTTAAGTGCATTTGATGCCTAGCCACTATTCTATCTAGTATATAGACTGGCTCTCGCTCCATAAAGCGATAACCACTACCCTCACAGTCTGGACTATCAAACATAGACCATCTCAAGAACTCTAAACCATCTGTATCTAAGTCTTTCATATAAAAAAAATAAGGGAGGTTGTTCCCGAGTTAAACACCTCCCCTATCATGAAACAAAGTAAAAACAAAAAATCTAAATATTCTAATGAAAATCAGAATCAAATATAAGAATAATTATTTATTATTCCTAATCTTCTGGTATTTTTCGAAACTCCTACCTCCGAAGTACGCACAGTAAGTAGCTACGAGTATAGTTTCATATAACGAAACCCACTCTGTTTTTATGGAAAGTATACCTAAAGACTCTAATATAATGTATATAGTCATCATTAGAGTAAGGTATAATATAATGATTGGCCTTGTGTACTTAGCCAGCTTAACATCTGTGTTGTTATCGCTCTCCCACCTTCTTGTTACACCATCAATCTCTTGCTCGTCTATTTCAAGCAGTTTTAAGGCAGTATCTTTGTCTATTGGTGTTAACTTATCATCTGTACTGATAAGGTTCTTTACAAGGCCTAATAACCCCTTATCTGGTATGCTATCCGCTAAAGCGGATGCTACACCATTCTTGCCGACTATAAATTTACCGACACGAGTGTCTTTGAACTTCTTCTTAGGCATAAACCCAGTATACGTTTTGTGGCTTATCCATATCTATATCTACATGAATAAAGTTTTTCCCGATCCCCACTCGGTGAAAATACCTAATAAGTATAGGTAATAACTTATACCTCTCTTTACTATTCTTTATTGATATATCCGCAGCTAAACCCTTAAGGTGCGATGAATTAGCCACCGCACCCCTTAGAGTTGCATTATATTCGTCTGTTCGATATCCGCTAGTGATTCGTATTGGTTTTCCGTACTCCTCCCTAACTTGATCCAACATTTCTATTAAAGTATCACACATCATTTGTCCACTGCCTTGAACATCTGGACTATCGAACTCTTCATATGTGAAATACTTAAAGTGCATTATTAGTTACGCCCAGTAATGAAATAATCCATCATCAGCTACAACACTAGATAGCCTTTCTATACGGAACCAAGTGTCGTTTAAAACTTCAGAGTATCTCCTACCAAAATATTTTTGATTTGTAGTAGTGAGGTCGGTGTAGTCAACGCAGCTAAACATTAAAGATGTTTTACCTCCAAGTCTTGGGTCTACAACGAATGTGTAATCAAATTCAGCTGTAAACCTCACGTTGAATTCACCATTAGGAGTCGCAGTTTTAGCCCCTCCACCGTAATACACGTCAGCATAGTTACTAAGGTCATCAATACTTCCGAAGTAGTAATCGTTTTCTTCTGGGAAGAAATACCATATAGAAGGAGTAAAATCTTCTACGTTAGTTCCTACGTCTGGATTTTGATAGCTTAATCTTCCAGTGATTTTATAAGTACCTACTTGGTTTATGTTAATTACGTTAAAAAGCTCTAGTTCGCTAACAGTAAATTCAGTTTTGTTTTCTGACCTTTCTAAAGTTAACCAGTCTGGTAAAATAGGCATTGGAACATTAACTTCACCTTCTAGGCTTGGGTCATATACATCTTTAGAATAGTCTCTATGATAATCACCAGCTCTAAAGTTAGCCATTAGGTGACCTTGATTTACTACTGGCCCAGCCGAGTCAATTTGTGTTCTATCATTAGATAATTCAAATTCAAATCCATCAAAACTATTTGGATCGAAGGATGTTCTTTGTATTGTTCTTGTTGCCATATTTATTGATTATTTTGTTTTTGCTTTCTGGCTAATACTTTTTCGAATTTTTCCTTAATTTGGTTACGACCAGCAGCTTCTTCTCGTGCTATTCTTGCTTGCAATCTTTCAATTCTGTTCATTGTTGTTATAATTTTTTAGTATTGTAAGGGTAAATGATATTCTATAAATGACCTTTTAGCATTTCGTGATATTCTAGTAATTTCTACAAAGCTATTTTGAGGATAATTGTATTCATCGCCAATTATACTGTTATTTGTTAAGTCATCTCCGTTGTTAATAGGAGAAAATTTAAAATCCATACGGCCTCCGAGTTTTTTATCTATAGAGACAACAGTGTCGTAATAAACAATAAGACTATTGTCTAGAGCAGTCAAGCTGTCTTTTTGCTCTTGAGGGTTCTGAGGGTAAATAAAATCCCACCATGCATCGTGGTCATCAATAGGCCCGTAGTAAAGGCCGTTGCCGTCTGGATTATCGTTTACTGATGGAATATCTTTAGCCCCAGTAAACCAATAGCAAAAAGATGGGTAAAAATCCGCATAATCAGTACCAATAGTCGGATTTTCCCAAACAATCTGACCTTTTATACGATATGTTCCTTCTTCTACTAGAGAAAAAGTGTTAAAGCATTTATCAATAAGAGTTGTATAACCAGTGTAATCTTCAACTCCTTCTCCTTGATTGCTTCTGCTAACTTCTAACCAGCTAGGTATATTAGGTACACTATCTCTATTTTCTACTGTAGTAAATCCAGTGTAAAAATAATCATAATCAGAAACTTTCCAATTAGTCCATAACTTACCAAAGTTTGGTGTATTTGGGAAAGGAGCCCCATTAGATGCTGGCTCTATTCTTACTGTATTGTTCTGTTTAGGGTCGAACGAAGACCTTTGTATTGTTCTTGTTGCCATATTTATTGATTATTTGCTTGTTGAAGCCTAGTTAATCTTTTTTCTAGTTCTTCTTTGATATCGTCACGACCAGCAGATTCCATTCTTGCTATTCGCGCTTGCAATCTTTCAATTCTGTTCATTGTTGTTTGTTTAATTTATCTAATTTTTGTTATTTGTATTTTAGATTGACCCCTATAACCTTCTCCAGAAGCAGTATCAACAGTTGAATAATTGCTAATATCATTATTGTTGTCTACAGAGTATATTCTAAAAGTAATATCTCCATCTCCAGTTGTATAACCTAACATTGATTTATCTACAAATGATTCACTAAAATCTGCTCCAGCAACAATGGTTTGTAACCTATGTTGTTCGTATAAAGTATTATTTGGATTTCTTTTACTTGAAGAGTGTAAAGCTAAACCGTAAAAATTCAACCTATTTGAGGTCATAGAATCTATTGCTTCTTGAGTAACAAAATACCATCCAGCATTGTCACTAGAATAAATTGTTATATCTACAAGCCATAAATGTTGGTTCCAAGTAGATTTAGGTATCGTGACAGTGTAGTCAGTAATTCCTTGACCATTAGCATTAGAGCTAAATCCTTCATTAGCAACAGCAGTGAAATCACTACCTTCTACTTTTGGGCTCCAGAATTGCATACGTTTTCCATTGTAAGGGTTGTTGGGTGTATCTATTATATCGCTATAAAATACCGCACCAAAACTACTTCCAGTTGATTCTACTGGTTCTTCTTCCTCTACTATCTTGTACTGAGTTGATGTATTTACTTTTACTCTTTCATCTATAACAATAGTTACATCACGAACTTCTTTTTCTTCAGTTACTGGAAGTACTGGTTCTGAATTTCCACCACCATTTCCACCACCTTTATCTACAATAATAATTTGACTCATATTTTCTTGTATTTATATTAAAAATTTCTAACGTAATCTAATCCACTTATTGTAAAGCCTTTTGCTTCAATAGTATCAAAAGCATCTTTCGCAGAATTTATGTTTCCCATACTATTTATTTTTGTTTTTATGTAGCATATACCATTTCTGAGCAGTATATCCTATAGACAACACCAATAATAATAGTTTTAGTGCTTCATCTACATCAGAAAAAGATATAGCAAGGCTGAAACCGTTCATGGTGAATAATTTTATATCGTCAATGTTAATCATTGTTTTGAGTCTAAGTTTGTTAAAACTTAAAGTGCAATCAAAGAGTCTACTCTTTTTAGTCTTTTCTCTAAACGATCAGACTTATTAATCAGCCTTACTTTTCTATTTGCTTCTCTAAGTTGTTTTTTGTATAATTTTTTAGCCTCTCTAACTTCCTTTCTAATCTCTTTCTTTTCGTTACTGAAATAAGGTTCTTTTGCTACCTCTTGTACACTTTGTGTAATAATAGATCCAATAAACAATAAAATTATCTCTTTCATTTTAAACCTACTTTGGCTTTTAATCTACCCCACACAGCTAATGCTTGACCTACAAAAAATAAAACACCAGCCCATAACTTATCAGCCTCAACAGCAATAGTTTCTGCACCATCAAGTACTTCATTTGTAGCTCCACTAATATCTACATTACCATCTGTTAGTGCATATACAACACCAGAAACAGAAGAAATGATTAGTCCAATAATTGTTTTAGACGTGTACCAAGCCTTAAATTCTTTTACTTTGTTCTCTAAACCTTTTGACATAATTTTATCTTTTTATATATAACTATATTTTCAATTTATGTTTTACATTAAGTTGTCTCAAATAATGCTCTGTTAACTCCAGAAAATGATAATATCTGCTCTAAACGATCATACCTCATTAAAGATGCTGAACCAGATATTCTTATAACAGCATTTGCTGGTAGAGAAAAACTAGCTGTTTTGTTTTGCATTCGTATAGTATTAGTATTAGACCCAGTTTCTTCTATATCTAAATTACCAGTATCTCCAGTGTGGACTCTTCTCACCATATCCCAAGAACCAGTAGAATTTGCTCTACACCCAAAAACAGCAAAAACAGCATGTGTATCACAACTTGCTGTAATTTCTATAATTAAAGATTTATTAGCAGCTATGGATGCTGTTGTTAAAGAGACTAATGTTGCACTATCATTAGTGCCATTAAGAGTATCATCAACATGATAAGTTAGTGTACCTCCAATAAGCGAGCACCTACTCTTTATACTCATGTCTTTAACACTTGCCATTCGTATAGACTCATGGAAATCAGTAGCACCTCCAGACTCAGCACCTCTAAAGTATAACTGCCCTCCATTAGTTTTAGTCTCGATCTTGAATTGAGGATTTGTTATATTAGTACCAGAGAAGTTTTGAATAGAGGCAACCTCACCAGTACCATCTTGAATAAAGTTTATCTCACCAATATTCGCAACACTAGAAGAGGTTAATGAAATAGTTTGCCCATCTATAGTTACATTTTCTGTAGTTACTATTTTATTAGCACTGTCTACCCTAAAAGTGCCATCCGCTACATCTAAGGTGCCCTTAAAACTTGCGTTACCATTTGTGTCTATTTGAAATTGTTCTGCCTCTATAGAGCCATCTAATAGGTTTATTCTAGTACCTTGATTTGAGAAGCCACCAGATCCTACTTGGAATCCAGTACTTTGTATTGATCCAGTAGTAATATTAGAACCATTAATAACAGATGCATCTGCTGTTTTTAGAGCAGTAAATGTTACTGGCCCATTAAACTGAGTAGATTCAAAAGGACTTCCAAAATTAGCGGGCCTAGCTGTCGATGTGCCTACATAAGCATTATAGGAATTCCACTCTATTAGAAAAACCTTATTTTGTGTAGATGCACTGTCTGGAGGTGACTCACTCCAGCTACTTCCGTTTGCAGTAAAGGTTAGTTTGTTAGTTACAAAATTAAAAGTACCCGTTGGGTTAGGAACATCATCAATATTGGTTTGAGAACCTACATAGTAAATAATGCCTCTAGCAATTTTTGTACCGTTATTATCATAATCAATGCTATAATTACCAAAGAAATTAGCATAATTCAAGTAGTACTCTCCATCCTCACCATCTAAAGTATCTGCATCTATACTTAAACCATCTATATAGGTCTTATCAATATGTTGCCTAACACTTGACTGTGTAATATTAGCATCTGGAACATTAGCCCATGTAACAGAGTCAGTTAAATCATTGACCTCACTTGTTAAATATCCTTGAGTTGAGTGGTCACCCCAACCATATGCTGTATCCCACTGACTTATGTCTGTGGTGGTTATAGACTTTACATGAGCTGGTACAGTTGGGTCTGTTTCGGTATACGAAGTAAGATACCCTTCACCAGCATGATCACCCCAACTATAAGCAGTATTCCAGTTTGATATGTTAGATTGAGTTATTTGTTTGACATATGTTGGAACGGTTGGGTCAGACTCTGTAAAGGAAGTCAAGTAACCTTGCGCTGAGTGGTCACCCCAGTTATATGCAGTATTCCAGTTTGATATATTAGACGTTGTAATGGTCTTTACATGGCTAGGAACCGTAGGGTCTATTTCATTAAACGATGTTAAGTATCCTTCCGTAGAATGGTCTCCCCAATTATATGCAGTATTCCAGTTACTAATATTTGAGGTTGTAATATTCTTTACGTGTGTAGGAACAGTTGGGTCGGACTCTGTAAAAGAGCTAAGATAACCAGCTGTAGCATGGTCTCCCCAACTATAAGCTGTGCTCCACTGAGATATACTTGTCGTGCTTATGTTTTTAACATGCGTAGGAACCGTAGGGTCAGATTCTGTGAATGAAGTTAAATATCCTTGGTTACCAACCTCTGTTAATGTAGTATAGTTTTGTGCTGAGTGGTCACCCCATCCATACGCTGTATTCCAATTATCAATATCAGCAGTTTGTATTCCAGAGGCTACTGATGCAGCAAACACTGGGTCTAATTCTGTACCCGTTCCGCTATTAGATGCAGATATTGTAATCTTGTTTAGGTTAGTGTCTGTACTAATTGTAACATTAGAGCCAGCAACCAGATCAACAGCACCCGTTAAACTCTCAATAGATGAAACACCTCCAGTGGAGGTTTCTGTTGCACTACTCACGCCAGTAACATGACCAAAAGAATCAAAGGTTAGGTTTTGTATATATGTCCTACCCGTATTGCTCGTATTACTCGCATTAGCAACAGCTGGGTGAGTTGTTAAATATCTACCATCAAAAGGGATTGTAAGGTCATTACTATTACTTCTACCTATGGTTAGGTCTCCAGTTGTAGTATTAAAAGATGCAGAATCTACAATATTATTGTACGCATTATTCCAGTTCTGCTCCTCTTGGTTTGTGGGTAACGCAGACGATAAAGCATACCTATTATCACCCTCTGTCTCTGTAAGGTATTCTGATGGTATGTTCTGTAAGTACCTATTATCACCCTCTGTTTGTGTTAAGAATTCTGCTGGTACACTTGTTAAATAACTCTGCAAATCTGTGATCTGGGATTCTGTAATACTTAGAGCTCCCTCGTACTGAGTTACGTCTTGCTCGGTTACAGTGTAACTTCCACCGCCTCCTCCACCAGACACAGCACCACCCACCTTACTTATTGCTAAGACACTTCTATTTGCATCTAAGTACAATGCCTCACTATCTGCAATTCGAATAGTTCTAGCATCAATAATGTCGTTAGCAGATACATCAACATAACAAGCTATAGTATTACCAGCCTCATCATGCCCAGAGGCATTCCTCAGATATCCCATACCACCCCTATATCCAAGAGATGTTCCGTTTAGGTATATTTCTACAGCTGGGTTTGCTCTTTGAGGTTGATTAGTGCCTCCAGCATCAGTAAAGAATATGTTTACATAAACCCAATACTTACCAGCCTCAGTTATTGTGACCCTACCTCCGCTTAAAGCATAATTAGAGGTATCAGTCACATTAGTATCTATACTATTAAAAGGTAGTATAGTGGCTGTAGCATTGTTTATATTTGTTGTAGTGTCTGTACTTGTATACTGACCAATAGAAACTATAGGTGTAGTAACAGCAGTTGAGTTTATGGTTAACTGGTCTGTACCATTACTAGATATATTTATATCTGTACCTCCAACTAAAGTAACATCACCCTCTAGGTTGTTTAGTGTACCTCCACCACCGCCACTAGTGTCTATATTGTTTACTTGGTTCTCTAAGTCAACAAGATTATCCCTAATATCATCAAAGGGTTTTTTATTAGGTATCTTCGATACATCTATTGCCATAAACTACCTTAGTTTTCTTTTATTGGTTAGGTATTTTATCCAATTATAACCTACCCTATAGTTCTTAATATTTTCATTGATATAGGCCTCTTGCTCAAAGCATACATAATAATATGCGTACTTACCGTACTGAATTAAGCACCTAACCCATTCTAAAAAGTATAACACGTAAAACGGTATAACTAAAAGATTTAAGGCTTGATAAAAGTGAATCATTTCATGCCTTATAAGGCTCTCTGAGGGATCCTTCTTAACAAAGCAAAAGGGAAACAGCATAATGCCATTTATCCCAAACCACTTAACTATGTTCGTTCTTACTATCAATCTTGTTAGCGTTTTCTTTGTCGTTTATCTTTAACAAGAAAGCCTTTAGCTTTCGTATGTTTTCCGCCTTTGGTTTATACGTTGTCCTCGTTTTCTTCATTAACCTAAATAGAATGAATAAAAATTAACCTCTTTATCTGGGTACATTTCTCCGTTAGTTGTCGAGTTGTACTCTGGATATAAATGACTATGAAAGTCCATATAATCAATAAACCTTCTTGAGTAGAAATCAGCCTTATCTGTTGCTCTACTAATAAGCATTGATAGTTCAGATTTTTCAATCATCTCACTATTCTCTGGCTTGTGCTTATAAACACCGCCATTAGTTATTTGGTATGGAGCAAAAGGGATAAAATCTGCTTGTGAATACCATATCAGCATTGGTTTTACATAGTCAATCCATAAGGTTTTATAATCTGAGTTTTCTGCATTATCCATCTCTCCATCTATAAGAAGGTCTTGTATCTTTTGATAAAGTTTACCGCCTAAATAGTTTTGTATGTGTGTGTCTTGTGCAGCCTTAACAAACTGAATTAGCTTGTCTGGGTCAAGATTTCCATCAATAATAGAATTCTCCTTTAGTTCTTTTAGTGTGATAAAAAGTGCTTTACTCGCCATGTTCTTAATCTTTTATTGGGTATGCACCCTTGTTAGGCATATCTACTGGTCTTATTGGTGTCTCCTTTGGATTGATTGGTTCCTTCAAACCTTTCTTAATCGCCTCCTCTTGAGAAACCTTTCTCTTATTCTTATAAACCCTTAACTCCCAAAAATGGTGGCAGTTCTTACCGCCCTTGAATTTTATCAGTGAGTAGTTGCGTTTCTTGTGGCCTAACTCTTTATTAACCCCTCTGAAGGACATCATATTGATATCCTCTTTTCTAAACACAATATCATCATCTGTAAATGTTTCCATTGCCTTGCAAAACGCTCTACTTTCATTAGACTTTCTTACGGGCATATATGCATATCGAACCTTATAACCAGCTCCATCTTGAGAGGAGCTCTTAGAAGGCTTAGCATCATTTCTTTTTACAGAGGCTAGCGAAGTGACATCAAAGTCAATATTAGTATCATCTACTTTTTCTGAGTGAATCAGTTCCCAATCATTCTCATCGATCTTCTCGCCTAGTCCTTCTAACTGAGATATCAAATCGTCTCCTTCCTCGTCTGAGAAGTCTTCTTGGCTCGATAATTTCTCGCCAGTCTCTTCCTCACGTCTTACCTTGGTTCCGATATTATCTAACTCTGTAAATTCAATAGGCTGTAGTGTAACAAAGTATAGGTTAAGCATAATCTCATTAAAAGAAAGTATCTCCTCAAACCCTTCTATAAGTTGCTGTTGGAATGGTCTAATTACAACATTATCCATAATAATAGATGCTGTTCTTAATTCCTCTGCATTATTACCAAAACCAGTATTATCCTTAATACCTAAAAGTATTGGAGAAACAATACCATGTCCTAGCATTATTTTTTCTCTTGCCTCATCAGATAAGAACTGATACTGTGCATGTGCATCGGGTAAGTGTATTGGCTCAATAGTAGACCTCGTTTCTGGGTCTTCATTGAATTGCATAAAGAACTTTCCAGCATTAGATGATCCGCTAAACTTATCAATCAACTTTCGCTCTATAAGTTCTTGAGTCTCTTCGTTTGGAATACCATTATTAAAGTTGATCATCAAGCTAGGCTGAAGTCCGTTCTGAATATTATTTATGTGGTAATTTGAAACCTCCTCTTCCAGATCACAATACTGCAAACAACCATGATAATCTACTGGAGCATAATAATAAAATCCAGCCTTGTATGGCTTGAATATAAACAGCTCAATACTTTCGCTTTTCTTACCATGACCAAAAGAAGGTATTCTTTTTGGCTCGTCTGTTGGTTTCTTTTCTGCCCAGTTTGGGTGATAATAGTAAGCCTTAATTTCACCATCTGTAGACTGCTCTGGTTTTAGTGTTTCCATTGGGAAATGCAAAACCTTAACTATAGCAGTCTTATTTTTATTATATATGATCTGGGCTGCTGATTGTCCTAGTAACTTATAATCATTGACAATTCTTTTTACTTGCTTATGCTTAAGTAATAACTTCATCTTAGCATAAGCATTAGGATTTTCTCGGCTATTTGTTGCCTCTAGCCCTCTACCATAAATCATATCACTTATACCATTGATACATCTTGAGTTTGTAGGACTACTCAAGTATCTTTCAATTAAAGCAGCAAAATAATCATCACCATTACCATCCAAGTAAGAAACCCATTCCTTGTTGTACTCTTCTTTTATGGTTGGTAGGTTGTGGCTGTTCATCTCCACAACACGAAATCCATTCTTAAACTCTCTAGGCTTTTTCTCAGTAGTCACGTACCTAACCTTTGGTCTTCCCATATTAATATATTATATAATTATCCTCACCACCATCAAATTCTGTATACGTGGTGTTTAAGGTGTATTTTTCTTTCTTGTCGGTCTGAGTTGCCACATAAGCAATATCTCTGTAATAAACATTATCATCATCCCTTAACGCAAAGGCATATATTCTATCCTTTATGAATGCCTCGCTAGGCGTAAATGATATCTTTATATTATTACCACCTCTCACTGTTTCCCAAGTAAATGTAGTAATATCGGTTACTAACTTAGTGCCACTCTCAGTCAATCTGATATAGAGCGTATTTATAATATCCGCATCAAATGTAGAAGGGATAATATATATGTTTTGCTCCGTATCTGTCGGCAATAATCGTATCATACTTATATAACTCAATTAAAGGTATTTTGTTTTAATAAAAAAGGGTCACACATTAAGTGCAACCCTTTTCAAGAGAGTATAGTTAAAGGGGGATATTCTTATGGTGCTGTAGCGTCTTGTACATCAAGTGCTGCAATAGATTTTACCCAGTTGGCTGGGTTTTTCTCCATTCCAGTTAAGGTAATTGTATAACCCGTAAACTCTGACATGTTACTTCCAGTTACAACGGTACCTCCAGTAACATCACAACCATATTCTAATCCAGCTAATTGATAATTTCCATTGTTGTCCTCAACAACAACATGAGGTCTATTGAACATCAATAATCTAAGTTGGTTATGGTCTACTTGAGTTAGTTTTTTAAGTGATAACTCTAACACTTGTTCTACTGTCGTAGTTCCATCATCACGAGAACCCGTAATGTTTTGAGTAAAACTAGAAGTACCTCTAAGGTCGTACTTATAAGCAGTGACAGCAGCTGATGCTCCTAACTCCTCAATAGCATAGTCATCAGTAGCATCATAAGCGATTGATAGGCTTGAATCTTCAAAGTCAATGAAGTACACAGCTTTTAAACCACCAACTTGATCCTTACAAGGTTCTAATCTACTCGCACTAATAAAATCACAAGGCATATGTTATATTTTTATAAGGGGGCTAAACGCCCCCATTAGACAATTTGTTTATTATGCAAGAGTGTAAAGAACGATATCAGAACCGATTCCGTACTGTACACCAGAAGTAAATCGCATCACAACTCTTACGTTTTGTGAGCCATCGTAATCAGCAAGGTCAATAACCTTAACGATATTATGGTCAGAAAGAAGGCCCGTACCGAAGTAAAGGTTGCTCTTCTCAGCTGCTACCATGTGGTCAGCTGGCATTCCGTTAGCAACGAATAATGGAACTCCTTGGAAGTTCAATTCAGTTTTTCCAACGTGGAATCTATCCATATATCCTAATGCAGCTTGAGCAGAAATATAAGCCTTAGCAACATTGATTGGTACGTAGATTGAGAAATCTTCTTTTCCGTAGATTGCATTTGGTACAGCATCTAAAACTTTCTCTAACTCAGCAACAACATTAGATGCATCGATAGAAGTTTCAGTAGTTGTAGCATCAATAACGTCTGCATCAGCAGCCATTAAAGTAGTGAATCCATCAAACTCACCAGCATTAGCATCAACACCACCCCAGATCGTGTTCTCAGTTTTCTGAGCAACTTTCTCAACAGCGTGAGATACTAAGAAATCAGCGAATGTTGGAGGTAAGTTGTCGTGAGCAGACATTCCCATTGAGATAGCCTCCCAGTCTGACTGGAAGTCTTGCTTACAAAGTTGTAAGTTAACTTGGAATTCCTCTGGCTGAAGAACTCTTTCAGTTAACGTGATAGTTGATGTAGCATCGAAATCACAAGTAGCATCTTTCACGATATCATCAGTAGATACTTTTTTGATTGTTTCACGATACTTTACATTAGGCTTTACTTCAACACCACCATTCTGGATAGTGTTTCCGCTTAACAACGCTGCCGAGATGTATTTTTTTCCGAACTCTCCGCCATATGTCGTAGTAATACTTGTAGTAGTAGGCATTTTCTATTTATTTTATTTATTTAATTATCCAAACATTTTATCAAAAACAATATCTCTTGTAGACTTACGTCTGTTCTCAGAGAAAATCATTCGCTCCTTAGACTGAACCTCAGCCTCTGGTGAATGCTTAAGTGGCTCAACAGCCTCTTCTTCAGCAGCCAATTCAACTTCTTGGTCGGCAACTTCTTGAGATGGATCATCTGGAGTTTCCTTAGATAGCTCAGCTGGAACCTCTTTGTTGTCAGCATCATCCATTTTACTTACTAAGGCATCATACATAGCCTTAACTTCAGAAATAGCTGACTCAAGCTCTTCACGCTTTACATAGCTATTCATTTCTTCTTCGATAGGGGCCTCTGAAACTTCTTCAGCAACCTCTTCAGCGTTAACCTCAATCTCTTTTACGTCTTGCTCAACTTCGTCAGCAGAGAGTAAAACCGATCTTAGTTTTTCTACAATTTCACTTGCTTTCATAATTCTAATTATATTTATTTAACTTATTAATTATATACTGTTGTATTTTA